AGTAGTACCTAACCAAGACTGGGGGCCTAACACGCGCGTACGTCCACTCAGAGAGCTTATATAGACCGTGTGGGATACTTACGCCATGGACGTGCTGACATCTACAGTAGACGGAATCAAGAGCGACAGGCTCGGTTATGTCAAAGGTTATCTGGTGCGCTTTGGTGACACCAAGGCAACCGACCTTGAGGGTGATTACTTTACGAAGTCAACCGACTATGGTTTCCCTATGACCGAAGGCAAGCGCGTACCGCTAAACGTCTACTATCACCACGGTATGGATGCTCAGGTAGGTAAGAAGTCTATCGGTACTGGCTACATCAAGATGGACGATACAGGCCTCTGGTACGAAGCACAGCTGGACATGGCTGACGAATACGGGAGCATGATCGCGAAGCTCTGCAAGCAAGGCAAGATGGGCTTTTCCTCTGGTGCTGCGGGTCATCTGGTAGAGCGCAAGAGTATGGGTGGTGCTTCTGAAATCACACGCTGGCCTATCGCTGAAGCATCGATTACCCCAACACCTGCCGAGTATCGCAACACCGTCAAGAGCCTAAAGGAGTACTACGGTATGGAGCCGATAGAAGAAGAAGAAATGGTAATGGCTCCAATGCCCGAACAATCCCCGGAAGAATACGCGATATCCGTGTTTGATGAGTCGGAAGGTGACCTTATTCACGAAGGGCTGGAAGCCTACTATGATGCGCTTTGCGGAGCTATCGAAGCGGTAGCGGATCAGAGCATGGCAGATGCCATCATTGATGAGTTTGCAAGACGTGCAAAGGGCTTGTATGCCATGCACGGAACCAAGAGCGTACAGCCTGCATCACTGCGGTCTGTCGAACGTCGGCTGCGGGATGCAGTCGGTCTTAGCCGGTCAAGCGCAAAGCGCCTTGCCCCTGTTGTCTGGGATTCACTGCGGGACGCAGACCAGCCAGAAGTGCAACCGGAACTCGTAGTAGAGGCGAAAGCCACTGACATAGACGAACGCCAGGAACTGCTGGCGCGTCTGGAGATTCTTTCTCAACTATGAATATCGAACAACTAAACGCCAAGCGTGAATCGCTTTTGGCTACAGCCCGTGAGCTGGCTTCCGGTGAGGGTGACCTCGCGCAAGTCAAGTCCATCATGGCTGAAGCAAAGAACATTGATGAGCGCATCGAGACAATCAAGAGCCTTGGTGCATCCGCTCCTGTAGTTGCACCTGCTGTCAACCCACAGCCTTGGAAGGGTGGCATCAACGTACAGCGCAACCCGTTCAACGGATCCGCTGACGAGAAGAACCTGAAGGCTTACACCTTTGGTCAGTTCGCTCGCCACTTGGCTGGTGTCAAGTCTGCAACCAAATGGTTGTCTGACAATGGTCACCTGAAGTCACAGACTGAAGGCACAGACAGTGCTGGTGGTTACACTGTTCCGAACATCGTTTCCTCGGATCTTATCTGGCTCCGTGAAATGTACGGTGTTGCTCGCCGAAACAGCCGAATCTACCCGATGTCCTCGGATACGTTGCTTGTTCCTTCCGCTACTGCATCGACAACCGTCTACTATGCATCTGAAGCGACAGCAATCACGGCTTCTGACATCACCTTTGGTCAGGTATCGCTCGCAGCCAAGAAACTTGCAGTCCTTACGATTGCATCCAAGGAACTTGGCGAAGATACCGTTATCGACCTCGGTGCAGCTCTTGCCCGTGACATGGCTTATGCCATTGCTAAGGAAGAGGACAACGCTTGTTTCAATGGTGACGGTACATCCACATATGGAAGCATCACTGGTATCCTTCAGGCTGTTTACGGCCTCAACGCTACCAAGGCTAACATCGCTGGTGTCGTCGTTGGTGCTGCTTTGTCTGGTGCATCGTTTGCTAACTTTACCTTGGCGAACTTCCAAGCGATGGTTGCAAAGCTCCCGACGTATGCAGACAATGCTAAGTGGTACATGCACAAGGATCTGTTCTTTAATGGCGTTGCTGATAAGCTCATAGCCCTTGGCGGAAACGCTATTCTCGACATTCAGAACGCATACACCACTGCACCTACCCTGTTCGGTTACCCGATCGAGTGGGTACAGAATATGCCTAAGAGCCCAGCTGCAACAACTCCTGTTGCAATCCTTGGCGACCTGACAAAGGGTGTTGCTTTCGGCGATCGTCGTGCGATGACCGTTGAAGTCAGCGACCAAGTCAAGTTCGTTGAGGATGCTTTGACCTATAAGGCAACCGAAAGATTTGCATTCAACGCGCATGATGTCGGAAACGTGAACGCGACTGCTTCCAGCCGTGTACCGGGTTCGCTCATCGTCCTTGCAACAAGCACCGCTTCCTAACCCGAAGCGTAGCCACGCAGTCAAGACCCTCGGCAGACGTGCCGGGGGTTTTTTGTCATGTGGGATACTGAGAGCATGATGACACGATCCGAAGCGATAGCACAGGTATCCCTGTTTTTGGATGCCCAGTCCTACCCGCAGATGTCCACAACCGAGATAGGGAGCATCCTTGATTCCTTCTCACGGTTCAGCACTTGGGCGGCATCTACAGCGTATTCTGTTGGCGATCGTGTTGTACCTGTTGTTCCTAACGGGCGTGTGTACGAATGCAGGGTTGCAGGCACAAGCGCAACCACAGAGCCTGATTACCCGGTCTATCCCGATTACCAGTTCAAGGGTTTTAGTATTGAGGATGGCGTATCGGATCCACGGTTAACTTGGGTAGACCAAGGGCCGATCAACGTAGAGCGCTACGACGTACGTACAGCCACCCGACAAGGTTGGCTTATCAAAGCCAGCCGATGTGCTTCTGAGATTGATGCCAAAGAAGGCACATCTGATGTCAAACTGAGTCAGCTCAAAGCACACTGCTTAGAGATGGCTGAGAAGTATCGCCCGGTGGTGTTCGCATGAGCCCCATTCTCCGTGCAACGCTTCAAGCTGGCTTGGTTCGCAACCTTTGCCAGACACCTATTGAAGTTCACCGCTTCACGTTGACCGAAGATGGGCGTGGCGGTGTTACTGAGACGTGGCGCAAGGTTGCAGACTACAAGGGCAGGTTGTCAAACCAATCAGACACCGAAAGTATTGTTGGCGGTGGCATCCAACCATCAGCAGGGTGGAGTGTTACTCTGCCGGTGGGTGCTGATGTGATGGCTCACGATAGGGTCTACGTCACTGGTGACGATTCCAAGTATTACGATGTTGTCGGTACAGACTTTGGACAGACCGACCTTTTAGTACAGCACGTAGGGCTGGTGGAGCGGACGGCATGAGTTTAGATAATTGGGTTCAGATAGGCATACAGGCATTTGTAACACTCATAACAATCGGATCTGCATGGGTGGCACTGCAAGTGCGCTTGGCAAAGCTTGAAGTACAAAACGCTGGCATACTGTCTGCACTCGATAGGCAAGGGCAAGAAGTCCGCCTGATAGAACAAAGACTGGGTAAATTGGAAAACAAGGTGAGCGCATTGGAGGCACGAAGGACATGAGCGGAATTTCAATCAAGCGATTGGTCGTAGTTGTGATCGTGGCTTTTGTGGCTTCCTTCACCACGGTATTCGGTGATGGCATCCGTACTGCACAAGCGCAAGATGTTGCCGAGCTGGGTGCTGTGATGGCACTGTACGGAAGCAAGGCGGTAGCGGCTGGAGTCTCCGCTGCGGTGTCTAGTGTGTTGGCTTTCTTGACGATGCCTTTCAAGGGTGTTGAGGCAAGTGCTTTGAAGGTGGGCAAATGAATCTGCAAAACTACAGGCTAGAACCTAACCCGAACAGCCCCGGTGACTGGATTGTTTTCGGCGATATCTACGATAATGAAGGCAACTTACTTGGTACGTTTGGTGAGAATGGCACAAGCGTATTCGGGTGGTGGGTCACGCAGGATGCTACGTTTCAGCAGAACTACAGCAACCAGTTTGCCGTTGTGATGGCTCAAGAAATCGTTTCAGGAACCGCTGAATAATGGCTATTTACTATGTCCGGAATGACGGCAACGATGCCAACACAGGCTTAGGTGCTACTACTGCGCTTGCGTGGCGAACAGTACAAAAGGCACTGGGTGCTACAGGCATCGGTTCAGGCGATACGGTCTACATCGCTCCCGGTGTTTACCGAGAAAACGTCACGATTGCAGGAACCTATACGGCGGCTACTTACATCATTGGAGACCCGACAGCGGCACAGTTTGCCGGTGTTTCACAAGGGCTTGTTCGCCTTACAAACTACCTGACAACAGACACAGCATCACCATCTGGCGTAATAGTTGTAACTAATAATAAAAATTATCTAAATATCAGCAACCTATATTTTGATGGTGCGGCGACAATGTTAGGTTTGACTAATTCCAATAATTGTGTCGTCGAAAACTGTGCTTTCATCGGCTCAAGTCTAAGCGCATCATTTGGTATAACGGGTTCATTTTCAACTGGAATTACAGTTAATAATGTAATCCGAAAATGTATTTTTATGACCGGAGGTCACAGCATTTACTGCGAAGTAGGTGCTAATCACACATCTGATTGGTCTATAGGACTTACTATACAGGATTGTGCATTTATTGGTTCATCTCCAGTTACGGCAAGCTCACCGGCAATACGTTTGGTACGCACAACAGGAGTCGCAAATTTAGCTGGTGGAATAAACATCTATAACTGCTATATTCAATCCGCAGTGCAAGGCATCAACTTTGATTGTGGAAATGTAACATTTCCAACGAATGTACGAAACTGCATAATCACAAACTGCGGTACAGGCATCGTCGGGCGTGGAACAACGACAAATATTCAAGATTACAATCGCATCATCGGTTGTACTACAACGCTTACAAACGTAGCAAGCGGGGCAAACACTGTCACTGTTGGGCCGTTAATGGTTGATATCGGAATGTCGCAATTGTTTGGATTGTCGGCAAAACAGACGTGGTTTAGCGCATTACCTGCAAGCCTAAACATCGGATTCGGTGACCCGACTGGAGCATTGACTACCGACCTATTTGGGGCTACTTGGTTCAATGGTGGAAGCGACCCGGATGCTGGTGCGCTTACATCAATCCAGTTGAGTAACACAAGTTATTACTACCCAACCGAGCGCAACGCCAGCACCATCACAATCGCTCCCGGTAGCACCTCACAAAGCATCGAACTCTACCTAGGTGCAACAGGTCTCACATCCTCCACCTCTGGTCTCTCAGCTCGCTACAACCGCACACGCACAGCATCTGTCAGCATCCCGCTGGTAGCCCGTACCATCGCGCAGGCGTGGACATCTGGCGGCTTTGCCGAGGTAGACGCAACCAATATGCCGGGCGTGTACAGATTGGACTTGCCAGACGCTGCATTGGCTGCTGGTGCTGACGATGTCACGATTGTTGTACGTGGTGCGTCTGGTACTAACGGTGCGGTGATGACGGTCAAGCTGTCTTCTGGTGGTTTGACTGAAGCGCAGACGGCTGGTGCTGTATGGAACGCTGTACGCTCATCGTATGCAACGGCTGGCACCTTTGGCGAGTACGTCAATACCAACGTCAATACAGGTGCTATCGCTGATGCAGTCTGGGATGAAGCTCGAAGCGGACACACTACGGTAGGCACGTTTGGCCAGTACGTCAATGCCGAGTTGGTGACTCCAGTAACCTCAGCCGCTCTGGTTCGCATGGGTCCTTTTGAGGTTAGGGCTGATGGTCTTGGAGCATCTGATCCGCTTGACATCCAGAAGGGCGCACAGCACGGCATCGATATTCAGTGTGTAGACAACAACGGCGCAGGGATTGACATCACGAGCGCAACGGTTACGGCTAAGGTCTACAACAGTGGTGCTACCTTGGTAGACACTTACTCCTGTACGGCAACCTATGCAGCTGATGGACGTGCGACCTTTACGATTGACACAACGGTGACGAACGTGCCGGGAACCTACACGGCTACGATTACACGCACAACGGGTGCAAGCGATACGCAGATATTCGGTCCACTGCGGATCTATGTGAGGGATATTTGATGGCTCTTATCTTTGATTTGACGGAAGACCCTCAGCAGGTCGTGCAAGTCTCCGCATGGGTCGGAGACTGGCACTCCTACGTTGTTCGCTTGGTAGACGAACTAGGAAGCCCTGTGGACATCACGACGGGGACGCTTGGTGCAACCTTCACCAACATTGCTACCGGATCGAGTTATTCTTTTGGCGGTGGAAGCGTAACGCTAACAAAGCAGTACAGCGCACAAGGCATCCTCAGTGTGTTGAATCCTGCGGCTTATCCGACATCTGCCAACATCAGGCTAACAGTATCTTTTACCGTTGGTAGTGATGTCCGGCGCTTTGGACCTTTAGAGATTGAGGTACTGGCTCCGTGATAAAGGTTTCCTACAGCCTGAAGTCTGTTGCGTTAGATTCCTACCGTAGGAATTTAGGGCAGTTGTCTGTGGCTGTGGGTAATGCTGCTGCTAACATCGAAGGCAACGCAAAACAGAGCATTGAAATGTCAAGCGGGCAATACAAAAAGTATCCCGGACGCAAAGAACATCCTCACTGGTCAAGTCCTCCCGGCACTCCACCGAATAATGATTTAGGTGAACTGGCAAACAGCATAGAAAGCAAGATGACCGGCAGGACATCAGCCGAAGTGAATGTCCATGCAAAGTATGGAATACCGCTTGAACTTGGTTGGATGTCTAGGGGTGGTAACCACGTACCGGCTCGACCGTTCCTGCGTCCGGCAGTTGAAAAAGAAGCCCCGTCTTTTCAAGCAGCGTGTAAAGTCATTCTGAAGGGTGGCAAGTAATGGCATTTGAGCCAGCAGTAATCGAGCAATGGATCTACGAAACCTTGACAGGCGATACTACGCTAATGGGTTTGCTTGCTCCTGACAATAAGCCTAATGGCTTTCAGATGTCGGTATATAACACCATTGCACCGCAGATAGACCCTATCAGCCGAAAGCAACCGATTACGCCTTACATCGTCTTTGACCGTGCAGGTAATGC